TCCAGTCCATCACTATGACTTCCGCAGCGATTCTGTAAGGACCAAACATGGATATTTCAAGCGCCAACTCGTCGCTAAAATTTACCGTCCCGTCTTTGTACCCGGCGGGATTCACCGTCGACAACTATGCGGCGGACAGTATGTTTGAGGCGGCGGCCCTGACCACCAAAGAAGACCTCATGACGGCCGATGGGCATTATCATGCGGGTCTGATTTTTAACCCGGTGGAATGGACCATAACCCTTGCGCCGCCGTCTTCCGCAGCCAGTAAACTTGATGACTGGCAGGCGTATGAAAAAACGGCTCAGTCGGTCTTTTTCTGTAATGCCGTGCTTCGCATACCGTCCCTGTCCGTCAAGTACACGTTCGTGAATGGCGTGTTGTATACGTGGACGCCTGTACCTCCAGGCAAACGCGTTATGCAACCTCGCCCTGCCGTATTCCGCTTTGAGGGCGTAACCAGGAGCGCAATCTGATGGCCCGTAAAGAAGTCACGTTTATTGCTGATGACGCGGGGCGTGATAAGGGCAAAGAGTTCATTATCACTGAGCTTTCCGCCTGGGATGCTGACGAACTTTCTCAGGATATTTTCCGTGCTATGGGTGATTCCGGGTTTACCGGAATCCCACCCGAAGTGATCGCCATGGGATGCGCGGGGCTGGCTACGGTCGGTCTCAGCGTGCTTTCCTCTGCTCACCCGGATGTGTCCAGCAAACTGCGTAACCGGCTTATCGAAACCGTGGAAATCGTCATCTACAACGAGGGGCAGCGCATTATTCGTAAAGTTGACGGCCGCAATGACTTCGAAGAGGTTGCGACAATCCGCAAGCTGCTGGATAAAGTCTTCGAAGTAAATTTCGGTTTTTTAGCCATCGCCGGAGAGTGAAATATCCTTACCTGGAAGAGATCTCTCCTCCGGCAAAATTAGTTTCAACCATCAACGTCTCATCTGCCATCAACGCCGTTATCTGTTCTGGAAAAGCAACATACCTCGATCTGCAGGAAAGGTTATCCGTCAGGGATATGTACAACCTGCTGGAGATTATTTCAGTCGATAATTTCAATCAGCGCGTGTGGCGCGAGCATCTGGAGCGGAAATGATTATTCAGGAACTGGCCTACAAAATTACCGTTAAAGCCGATGAATTCCTGAACGGCAAGAAAAAGGTTGAGGAAGGGGCTAAAGAGCTTGGCGATAACGTAACCAAAGAACTGGAGGGGGTTGGTGTAGCCGCCAAAACCACAGGCAATGAGGTTGCAAAAACCGGTGACGCCATCCAGAAAACCAATAAAAAGACCGGGAAATCATTTTCCGACACGGCATTTGATATCAAAAATTTCACCACGGCTGCGACCTCATCCTTTCGCGGAGTGACGGTCGCCGCCGCCGGTTTTTTGGGTATCGGTGCCGGGCTGTACGGTATCAAACAACTCTTCACGTCCACCTCAAACGAGATTGTCAGGGCCAGCAACCAGGCTAAGTTCTTTGGCTCTGACGTAAACAAGATGTTTGGTGTGCAGCGCGGGTTTCAGCAGGCCGGGTTAAACGGTGATGCGTTTATCTCTGCCGCCGGCAACGCACGTATGGCGCTGGCTAACATTGCCGATCCGACGGTATTCGGTGGGCTGACTGGCGCGGCGCAAAACCTGATGGTGATGGGTGCGCGTACCGGGCTGAATGTAAACCGCCTGGGTGACCCGAATAAAGCGCTGGCCGAGTTCACGCGCTACGGGAAATCGCATTCTCAGGAAAACCTGATGCAGGTGATGGCGGCTACGGGTTTCGATCCGACCGATGCCGCCAAAATTAAATCAGGCGAACTGAAATCGCTGGTGGACTCCGAAACCAAAAAATCGAACATCACCGCCGCGCAGGTCAAGGAGCAGGAAAACCTGCTGGTGACGCTGGGCCAGTTGGATTCGGAGTTTTCGCGCATTCGCCAGGATCTGGCAATGGCGTTCGCGCCAGAAGTTATGACCGGGCTTAAAACTTTCGGTGACTGGATCAAAGAACATCACGGCGACATTATTGGATTTTTCCGTGATGCGGGAGATAAAATTGTCGCATTTACAGGCGCAGTTGGTGGCGCTGAAAATGCATTAAAAATACTCGCAGCGGCGTATGTCGGGAGTAAAGTTACCGGCGGTGCAGTGCCTCCATGGTTGGCTGGCCTTATAGCATATGGAACCTATCTCTATAATGATCAGGAAAATATCAAAGCCAGCGCTCAATCATCTGTAGACTCCATTAAGCGCGACGTTGGAGATGCTTTGCGAAGCGTGGGGTTTGATACGAATTACGGTCGTCCCGATGGAACCGTAATGGGTAACAATTTTCAGACCGATATTCCTGGCGCTCTGGATGGGCTGATTAGCGCTATTAGAAAGGTTGAATCGAGTGACGGGGCAAATCTGTACAGCCCAGCCGGGGCGGTAGGTGAATATCAGATCATGGCCGATACCGGTCGTGATTTGGGCCTGCGAATTGATTCTCAGGTTGATGAAAGGTTAAACCCGGAAAAAGCCAGACAGGCAGCATCAATCTATATGAGCCAGCTATTAAAAAAATATAGCGGCAACCTTGATGATGCTCTCATGGCTTATAACTGGGGACAGGGAAATGTTGATCAGTGGATAGAGCAAGGTCGAAAGGACGGATTTACTGATAAGGACGGGAAATGGAGACCGGTGCCGAAAGAAACAAGGGAATACACTGGTAAAATTCGCTATGCCATGAGCGGAGGCTCGGCAGTGAATGCTAACCAGGGAAATGCCACCGATTATCAGGACAAGGGGATACTGGCTTACAGCAAACCCTATCAGCTATCTTCAAGCGGCGGAAATCCCCCGATTAACGGCCAGGACAATAAGCCGGATGTTCCCAATTTATCGTACCGTTCTAACCCCTTCCCTTCTGAGCGCGAGGGATGGGAAGCATTAACCAATCAGTTGATGGGGTATTTTAACGGTTCTGATACGCCAGGGAGCAAAAAACTCAGCACGATTAAAGATATTGTGACTGCCAGATCGCCTAAATCAGAGAAGGATATTGACGCCTTTGTTAAGGATGTTGCTTCCTATATGGGAATGGGGGAGACCGATCAGTTAAATTTGTCTGACCCGAAAGTAATGGCAAAATTGCGGTCTGCAATAGCACGTCGTGAAGGGTATGGAAACTGGCAAAACGGGCTGCAAACAGGGGGTGATGGTCAGCCAGAATACTACCTGCAGCAGCAGAAACTGGCAGAAGCGCGACCTGTTGCCACCACGTCAACTGTGGACAACAGCAAAAAGAGCAGCACCCACATAGGCCAGGTTGTGGTTAACAGCAACCCTCAGTCTGTGGATGCGCTGACTCGTAGTGTTGAACAGCAGGCCAGAAGGTCAACAACAAACGGTACATTTTCGAGTGCAAATAATTGAATTAATTATTGCCTTGTCTGCCCTTTCTGGCTTCCAGTGCAAGTTCGCCATAATCGCCAGCAATTATTGCAGAATTGTTCATCATGCGCGCGTGCCAGTCCTCCATATTTACGGCCATTGACTTCTCTGTTTGTGATACATAGGGAGATCCAATTAAAGCCCACATAGATCTCCCAAATTCCGACTTGAGCCTTTTTGAAACCTCTTTCGCTTTTTTGGGATCACCATTGGATTCCCCTATGGTAGTAATGCAATCTTTCATAGCAACTTGGGCCAACTGCTCTCCGTAAAGAGAGTCGATAACAGGGTCAAGTCTGGATTTCTTTACTAAAGAAGAGCATGCGGCAAGAGCCTCATCTTTTGATGGCAGCGCTAACGCGTAATTTGATGTCAATCCTACAAACAACAACGCTGCAAAAAAATTAGTGATTTTTTTAGTTTCCATATAGCCCCCTTAATTTTTTATCAACTTTAACCCTTTACTGTTTCAATAACACGCAACAGAGCCCACTTCGGTGGGCTTTTTTATGCCAGCAGTAAACCAAATGCGCATTCGCACGCGCAACTATCACTCAGAATCTTTCAGGATGACCCTTGAGGAACCGGCTGGCTGTCGGGCCTTCTGAGGGCCGTATTCCTGTGCGAACAAGGTTCATCACTAAAAGGTAAATCCGATGAATTATCCAACCGTATCAGTAAACGGCGTTTCAGTTCGTGTTGATGGCGAAGGACGCTATAACCTCAATGACCTGCATGCGGCAGCAGTAGCGGAAGGTAAGGCTACTGAATCACAGAGGCCCGGTGAGTTTCTTAAAACGAAGCAGATCAGGAGATTTGTTCGGGCTTTAAGCGATGCGAAGAAAATCGCATCGGTGCTTACGATTAAGGGAGGGCCACTTCAAGGCTCATGGGGACTGGAGCTGATCGCAATTCGTTATGCGGCATGGCTGAATCCACTATTTGAAATCAAAGTGTATGAAACATTTCAAATGCTGGTTCGTAGAGGGTTCGACGCCATGTCCCGCCTGAACAAAATCGATCACATCATAACCTCAGAAACCAAGGCGATCAGCCAGTGTGCCAGTCAAATGGCTAAATGGGGTTCGGGAGGTCGCAAGCGATTATTGCATGCTGCGCGTGACCGGGTTGCAGATGAAGTTCAAATGTATCTTCCTGGAATTATTTAGCCCTCCCCGCCCATGGCGGGTTTTTTATTGGCGGTGACAATGAGCATTTTGAGCCTTAACACGAATGACATTTTTAATGCCATTGGCGGCGGGTCGCCCCTTTCGATCATCAACAGCGTTCTGGGGTCGTCTTACGTCATCCGCTACAACGGCACCAGTGATGTTGCGCTGGAATTTAGCGGGATGGCATCAATACAGCCCGGTGGCCGGGCCTCAATCACCAACGCCCCGGTCGAGGAAGGGAAGTATCAGTCCATCAACAAGGTCAGGGAACCACGCCGGGTGCGCTGCGCGATAATTATCGACGGCCTTACGGGTTACAGCGGCTCTATTCCTGACATCTTCTCATTTACGTTAACCAGCCAGTCTGATGCTCTGCGAGACATTCAGGTGATGCTGAGAACGACCGGAATTTACGACATTGAGACGCCAAAAGAGACGCTTGAAAGCTTCGATCTGGTTGACTACTCGTATGACGTGGACTCGCAGCGCGGAATAACCATGCTGACCGTTTATCTGGAATTTCAGGAAGTCATCCAGCAGATGGAAGTCATCCTTTCCGGCGCTCAGTCTAGCAATGAACCGACCACTGATGCGATCAGTAACAGTAATACCGGCGTTGGCTCTCCGCTCAAACAATCAAACGCGACAGACTCAACCGTTGATGAGTTAAGCAAGTCCTGGTCATCCCTGAAAAGCTCTGTAGGCGAACTGATCGATAAAGTGGAGGGTGGCATTAAAACTACTTTCCAAAGCGCCCTTACGACGGTTAAAGAAGGCGCTGCGACTGTGGCGAACGGTGCAACACAAAAAGCTACCGTACTGGTTAAGCAGATCAATAAGGCTATCACATGATGACTGTTGGCCTGCAGGCCGTTAAATCGCAAACTCTGCTGGTAACGCTTGGTGGTCAGCAATGCACAATCCGGTTGATTCAGCGTGAAAGCTTTCTGTACATGGATCTGACAGTCAATAACACGCCTGTTTTTCAGGGCGTGCCGTGTCTGTACGGTAATAAAATGGTCCGCTATGCGTACCTTGGGTTTAAGGGTGATCTGGTATTTATCGACAGTCAGGGGGAGAACGACCCGACCTATGACGGCCTGGGCGGCAGGCATACCCTCTACTACATAGAGGAGAATGAGCTTGTATACTGAGCGATCTCTTCGGTTTGAGTTTAACAATCTAACGTCGACGTTTGAAGGAACGAACAGCAATAAAATATCGATCAGCAATGTCATGGCAACCGTGTCTTGCCAGTCCTCTGGTAATTTGTTTGGCACACAGGTAAGTGTCAGCATCTATGGTCTGGGTATTGAACTGCTGGCGGCGCTATCTTCTAAAGCTATGGGACTTTATGGCCCTGATACTGATAAGGTCAGCCTGAGTATTTATGTTGAAGACACCACTTTATTTGCGGGTTTTTTGACTTCGTCAATGGCTAATATGGCTGTGCCAAATGCAGCATTACTAATAACAGCGACAGCCAATGCTGAACTTCAAAATAAAGTAGCCTCTCCGTTTTCTTTTAATGGCGCAACACCACTAATCAGCGTTTTAACGGCTATTTGTAAAAATGCCGGATATAATCCTCTCATTATCGGGCTGGAGGGGAAAACTTTAACTAACCCTCATTATTATGGAAGTGTGTTTGACCAACTTGAACAGATCTGTTACGACATGAAAGTATCAATGTCGGTAATGTCGCCGCAGATTTCTTTCTGGGATGATGAAAAGGAAAGAGATGAGATTATCCCATTAATTTCTCCTGATTATGGTCTTATTGGTTATCCAATATTTGCTAATGGCGGAGTAATGTTTCAGACACAATTTTCCTCATTGCTAACTACTGGTCGTAAAATCAAATTAGTAACATCATTACCGCATGCCAGCAGCAATTATAAATTGACCAGCGTAACTCATGAACTTTCTTCATGGGTTGAGGATGGGCCATGGCATTCGATTTGTATCGCGAACAAAAAAATAGACGGGTAGTTTAATGGCTGAGAATCTTTTCACTCCAACAACTCCACAAACGAATGATGCTGAATCGCTGGCATTAATTTTTAAAAAATTATTGTCCGGCGCTTCATTTATTGATCTCGTGGTGGTGAATGCCATTCGCGGAACTGCGCCGAATCTGGTCGTTGATGTTACGCCTCTGGTGACTCAGGTCGACCCTACAGGGGCAATGATACCAAATGAGCCGATTTACAACGTGCCAGTGTGGCGGTTACAGCGCGGCAACAGCGCCGTAATCATGGATCCGGTAGTGGGTGACATTGGCATCATCGCATCCTGCGACCGGGACAACAGCATTGCCCGCGCCAACAGAAAGCAATCAGTACCTGGCAGCAAAAGGACGCACAGCAAGACCGATGCGATCTACTTTGGCGGCGTACTGAATAACCAGCCGACGCAGTACGTGCAGTTCGCTGATAACGCCATAAACATCGTTTCTCCCGGCAACGTCAATGTGAACTGCAATACCGCAAATATCACTGCGCCCGGCGGCGTAAACGTCACAACGCCTCTGATGCACGTTACCGGGAATATTACAGCCGGCGGAAACATCACCGACAACAGTGGGACGCAAAGCGCATCTCTCAAAGCACTTCGAGATGCCTATGATGCTCACAATCACCCGGTACAGAACGTACAGAGCGGATCTTCAACCAGAACATCTGACGGCCCGAGCATAACCGTATGAGCTACTACAAAACACTGAAACTGGATACCAGCACCTGGGATTTGATGCTGGATGGTCAGGGAAATATTGCGATTGCCACGGACAGTGAAGCGGTCGCGCAGGATGTGGCCAGCGCGTGTCTGGTGTTTTACAGCGAATGCTATTTCGATAAAACCCTTGGTATTCCGTGGAAGCAAAACGTCCTGGGCAAATCGCCCACGCCGGGGTATATCGCGCAGAAGATGCAGGCCGAAGCCAAAAAGCTGGCGATTGTGGATCAGGCTGTCGCGAGCGTTTTCTTTGACAAGAGCACCAGGAATACGACCGGGACAATTCGTGTCACTGATATTTACGGAAAAGTTGCACAGGCAAACCTATGACGACATTAACGACTTCTGTTCCTGATGTAACCATTACGGAGACGGGAATAGCCGTTCCGGACGTGGCTGATATTTTATCCGGGCGCCTGACCGACATTAACACCGCGATGGGGTCGGGGGCCAGCCAGTCACTGAGCACACCGCAGGGCCAGATTGCGCAGTCAGACACAGAAATTATTGCCCAGGAAAATGACAAGCTGCTTTGCCTGTTTAACCAGATGAACCCTGACTATGCAACAGGGCGCTGGCAGGACGGCATCGGACGCATCTATTTCATGGATCGCATTTCAGCACAGGGCACCGTTGTCACTGCGCAATGCGTCGGGCTGGTGGGAACGGTAATCCCGGCAGGCAGCACGGCTATAGATGCCAACGGATATATCTACGCCACCTTTGATGCTGCGACCATCCCGGCATCCGGAACTGTCGATGTTCAGTTTACCTGCCAGACAACCGGTCCGATTGCCTGCGGAATTGGCGCACTGAATCAAATTTACCGCGCTGTTCCCGGCTGGGATGCCATTAACAATGCCGCGCCGGGTGTGGTGGGGGTGGATGTCGAAAGCCGTATAGCGTTTGAGACGCGCCGTAAACAGTCAGTTGCTCGCAATGCACGCAATCAGGACGGGGCCACGCTGGCGGCACTTCTGGCCACGAAGAACGTACTGGACGCCTATGTCTGGTCAAACAGGACTGCTGCCGCAGTGATTAAGGGGGCAACGAGCGTTTCTGTCGCCGCGCATTCCATCTGGATCTGTGTATATGGCGGCGCTGATGCAGATGTGGCTGAGGCAATTTTTAATACCTATAACCCCGGGTGTAATTTCAACGGAAGCACAACCTATACCTTGTATGACAGCGAAAATTATGAGCCACCTTACCCCTCATACACTATGCAGTGGCAAAAGGCCGCACCGACGCGTGTCTATTTCAAGGTTACGCTTGATGGCAGCCTGAACCCACCCAGCGATATCACGGCTCAGGTTCGGGCGATGGTCCAGTCGGTTTTTAACGGAAACTACGACGGTATTGTAAAAGCCAGAATTGGTGCAACCATTAACGCTGGGAAATATTATGCCCCGGTTATTTCCATCTCTCCTGATACTGTCGGGATACTCTCTCTGGAAGTTTCTCTGGACGGCGTGACGTTCACTCCATCCGTAACCATGGGGATAAATCAGGTTCCGACTATTCAGGCATCTGATATTACGGTGGTGCTGTCGTGACATGGGAAAAAACAATCCTAACTCAATACTCAGCAAGTACCCGTTTATTAAATATAATTGATACATTTAACCAGGCGGTAAGTCTTGATGATTTCACCGATGAATTTATTAAGCGAGTATGGGATTTAACGACGAACGAAACGTATGGTCTGGATGTTTGGGGTAAAATTGTTGGTATCAGCCGGTATGTTACAGCACCAATAGACAGCGATTCATTTGGTTATGCAGAGGCTGATGATGGCGCTCCAGACTATCCCCTACCGTTTAACGATTCACCTTTTTATGCTGGCGTTCAGGAAACAACATCAGTCCGTTTGGGTGATGATGCATACCGTACCTTAATTTTGTGTAAAGCCTTTTCAAATATCAGCATTGCCACAATTCCTGAAATAAACAAATTTCTGAGAATGCTTTTTTCAGGAAGGGGCAAATCTTACTGCGTAAATTACGGTGACATGACGATAGGAATAACGTTTGAGTTTGCCCTTGCTCCATATGAGGTGTCAATTCTGACTAATTATGAAGTCGTACCTGTTCCGAGTGGCGTTCAGTTAAATATTTCACAAGTTGTTCCTCCTTATTTCGGATTCGCTGATGACGCATATCCATTCAATGACGGAACCTTTTTTAGAGACTAAATATGAATCGTACAGATGCACCGAAAAAACAACCTGTGCCATTTGCCATTAATGGCCCTCGCGAAGACTTACTATCGACCACCCCGGCGGGAAGTAATCAGGCATCTTATGATGTTGGCTTTCCGGCCATTACAATGTTGCTCAAGTCTGCTGGTGGACTGCCCCCAAAAGGTCAGGACATGAACCAGATTTTATATGAGCTGTGCAGCATTGGCCGCTGGTTTTCCGCTGGTGCTTTAAATGCGTTTGATGCCGCCTTTTCTACCAGCATTGGCGGATACCCGAAAGGGGCTGTTTTAATCAGCGATAACGGCTCAAAAATTTTCGTCAGCACGACTGACGGCAATACCAATAATCCGAACTCGGTAACGACAGGATGGCTTGATCTGCTGTCATACCTGAGTTCTGGTCTGGCTTCATTGGCAGGATTAACGGGTGCCGCTGATACGCTTCCCTATTTCACGGGAGCAAACACATATTCATTGACCTCCCTGACTTCGGTAGGGCGTCAACTTATTAGTCAGAGTTCCATTGCAAACGCGCTTTTTTACCTGCAGGGAGCACCGATCAATTCCCCGTCATTTACGGGGACACCGTTTGCCCCGACGGCAGCGGCTGGAACGAATAATATGCAAATCGCAACCACGCAGTTTGCTCAGTCGTTGATTACAGCCCTGATAGGCGGCGCTCCGTCGAACCTGAATACTCTCAATAAACTGGCGTCAGCGGTTGGTAACGATCCTATTTTCTCCGCCAACGTCAATGCTGCTCTTGCTCTGAAAGCGCCACTGGCCAGCCCCACATTAACAGGATCTCCGACAGCACCAACCGCCACTGCTGGCGATAACTCAACACTGCTGGCAACCACGGCTTTTGTTACGGCAGCACTGACTGCGTTTCTGCCTAAACGGTCATTTGGTCTGAATGACTTTATTCGCATTCCGAACGTTCCTGGTGGGCTTATTTTCCAGTGGGGGACAACTGCCGGTGCCGGGTCAGATGGTCTAATCACAGCCACATTACCGACAACATTCCCGAACGGGAACGGAATTTGCGCCGTTTGTGCATATTACAGCAGCAGCCGATACGGGATTACAACGCAGGTTACGTCTATTACTCAGACCACAATTCAGTTATTTGCGTCAGACTCTTCAACTGGCGCAGCCGCGCCAGGAGCTGTAATCCGTTACTTTGTACTGGGGTATTAATATGGAAAGTGTTTATTTTTCGCCGTCATTACTGACATTCATTCCTGCCAGATGGAAAGACGATGGCACGTACACATCAGAAACCTGGCCCGCAGATGCGGTACTGGTAACGGACGAAGTGGCTCAGACGTTCTGGAAGCAAACTCCGCCGGACGGCAAACAGCTCGGCGCGGTTGATGGCGAACCGGCCTGGGTAGATATTCCGCAACCGCCAAACTCAGAGCTTCTAAAAATAGCCCTGCAAAACCTGACCATTCAGTATCAGGCCGATATTGAATCGCTAAATCGCGCGTGGCTGGCTGCTGCGGTTGCCGATGGCACAACCGAAAGCGCAAAAAAAAGCGCAGTTGTTTCTCAGATTGCAGCACGAAAAACGCAGTACTCATCAGATCGCGCGGAAGTGATTGCGCAATATCCCGTTTAAAATAAGGATCGCATAATGGCAGAGAAAACAACCACGACTACAGAAAGCACGGCAGTCGATGAAAGCAACGCTCAGACGCAGACAGTAAAATTCTGTCCTATTTGTGGATCGCAGATGTATCAGGGGATGCGTTACGGGTTGCTGTGCTGGATTTGCCCGGAATGTGATTTCGTCGATCCGATTTAATCAAAAAAAGAAGCCCGCTTCGGCGGGTTTTTTTATTTCAACGTCAAAGGCATGCATGATTCCGCTAAAAAACTTGATCCCGTCACGTTGCAACCAGAAAAAATCAGAGATTATACTGTATGTATAAACAGTATAATCGGGGGTGAATTATGGCGCGCAGAGACGATATCGAATGGTCATTCAGGCAGGCGGTAGAGATAGAGCCAAGCGGCAGACGCACGGTGACTACAGGGCGGTTTATCCGTGAACTTGCCCGACACAATTGGTACTGGACACCACGGCAGGCCAACCAGTGGATAGAGATCCACGTCAACACGTT